GATGGCTTCCTTTGTTGTCCCGATGGATGCCGGTGGCGTTCTCAACCGTAATGAACTTGTTACCCGCTTCGTGGAAGCCATCAGCCCAGAAGCGTCCAAGTCGCTCATCCTCGACCAAGCCGCTGCGTCCCAAAAGATGTATGAGCAAGTCCAGACGGACTTCGCCAAGATGATGCTTGGTATGGAAGCCAACTACGTCGAGAACGACCCGTCTGCCAAGACAAAGCTGCAATACGCCCAAGACATTATGCAGAAGAACCCGAAGGCTCAACAGGCGGCTCAAGCCGATCCGCAGTTCCAGGCTCTGCTTCAGAACTACTTCCAGAACCTCCAGATGAGCGTCAGCCAACAGGAGAACAAGACCATTGGTCGTCTTGGTGTCACCCCGGTGTCCGATAAGTTCGCCCAACAGCAACAGCAGGGCGGTCAGCAGGGGATGATGTAATTTATGGCTAAGACCCTAATCGAACATAAACGCGCCTTGTCCTTTGAGACAAACGAGGTCTTTGAGGCTGTGATTGCCTATCTCGATGCCAACATCGAGAGCGAGGTGGATCGCGCCATCTCTGCGGACGGGCAGAAAGCCTCCGGGACTTCAAGGACTTGCTCTTGAGCGAGAACCAGGACGCCAAGGCCGGTAAGTACGGTTCGTGAGTTAAGGCAGAAGTTGCCAAAACTTACAAACACGGGGTCAGCCCGTTGACACACCTTGAAATAAGGGGTTATTCCCCATACGCCCCTGGGAGCGACCCATCCCTGTTATGCCAGAAAATCAAGATGCCGATATCGGTTCGGCTGAAAACAACACCGAGGTACAGTCTAACGCCTACTCCACAGGGCTAAATGAGGAAACCCTTGCGAATGAACTTCGTAAGACTCTGTTCGCCGATCCGGTGGAACAGACGGATGAAACCCAGTCCGAAACTGAGGGTGAAGCCCAGACGGAGGTCAAGGATGAGCCTGTAGCAGAAGCCGACAACGCTGAAGCCACAGATGAAGTCCCCCAGGCCGAGGATGGCGACGAAGTTCATTCACAGGAAGCCCAAGACGACGAGGGAGACAGCGATCTCTCTAAGGGTGTGCAGAAGCGTATCGACAAACTTACCGCCAAGCGAAAGCAAGCGGAGGAGGAAGTCGCCAATCTCCGCAAGGAATTGGAGGCGCTGAAGCAGACGGTAACCGAATCACAGCAAGCGAGCGAGCAGAACGCCAATAGCGTCACAGACGCAGATAATCCGTTCAGTTCGTTGAAATCGAAGGCTGAAGTTGATAAGGAAACCGAACAAGCCCGATGGCTGCGCTACAAGTGTATGGAGAACCCGGAAGGGTTTTCCCTAGGTGAGAGTCACTACGGCCCGGACGACGTTAAGCGTATGTTGGTTAATTCTACGAAAGCGATTGAGGAGCATCTGCCCAAGCAGCTTGCTCGCATCGAAACGGAGAACCGAATCCGACCTATCGCTGAAGCGAACTATCCGTGGTGGAAGACTCCAGCCTCTAAAGAATACCAGATGGCGCAACAGATGCTCAAGACTGCTCCGCAGCTCCGCAATTTCCCAGATTGGCAAATCTTTATCGGTGATGCCATCCGAGGAATGCAAGCACGTGAAGGACAAGCGAAAGCGAACTCCAGCACGGCGAACAAGTCCAAGTCACTACCGCCCGTCCGTCCCACCGCTACTCCGGCTAAGAGTAACCCTAACGAAGCAAGGGTGAAACAAGCCGAAAGCCGATTCGCAAAATCGACCTCCGCAGATGACCTCGCCAAAGTGCTGCTCGCTAAAGGCTTCATCTAATCCCCCCTCCCTCACCCCATAAAATACAATGGCAAAACTTCTCGAAAAGGACATCGTCAACGCTGGTAAGCGTGAAGACCTGGCTAACCTCATCGCCCTCGTCGATGCGAAGGACACCCCCTTCACCTCGATGGCGAAGAAGGGTCAGCAGCCCGGCAACACCATCTTCCGCTGGCAAGCCGACCGTCTCCCCGCTACCACTACTCCGACCCCTGTCGTTGACGGCACGGATGTCGATCCCAACACTGGCACGTCCAACTTCGTGTCCGATGGCGGTACTCAGTACCGTGTGGAACTGTCCAACCGCATCCAGATCTTCCGTAAGGCTGTCCGTGTGTCCAAGTTGACCCAGGACGTCGCCAACATCGCTGGTGTCCGTGACGAACTCTCCAACAACGTCTCCAAGGCCATCACCCTTGTGAAGCGTGATATGGAAATCGCTATGTGCGGTAACCAGGGCGCTCAAGTCGATAACGGCACAGTCGGCTATCGTACCCGTGGTCTGGACAAGTGGCTCGTCGCCGCTGCCAACATCGACACCGTTGACCTTCCGGCCGCTGCCTCTGCCTTCTGCCCGTCTGCCTCGCAGATTTCGACAGTCGGTACAGCTGCCCTCACTGAAACAGTCGTGCAGGATATCCTCACTGGTATCTACAGCCAGACTGGTCAGTTCAAGGACTACGACGCTCTCGTCGGCCCGACCCTCAAGCGCGCGTTCACGAACCTTGTGTTCACGACCACGCAGGGTACTGGCACAGCCCCGATGACCGCCATCCGCACTCTCAATCGTGAGTCCGATGCGTCCTCGTACATCTCGTCGGTCGATGTCTTCCAGGGTGACTTCGGTCAGATTCGTCTGCACCCGTCGCTGTTCCTCAAGAACAACTTCTCCGGTTACATCATCCCGTTCGATATGGTCGAAGTCCGCTACGGCGGTAACGTCGCCCAGGTCACGGAGTTGACGGATAACGGTGGTGGCCCTGCTCGTCTCATCGAAGCGGTTGCCGGCCTCTGCATCTACAACCCGCTGGCCTTCGGTAAGTTCGACTTCAGCGCCTAATCCCTAGGAGGCTTGTCCGACATCATCCAGTCGATCTCTGAGGTTATTCCCTCCCATCTCCGCAAAGAGGTGGAGAGGGAACTCCTCACGGGCTGGAGGATGCAGGAAGCGGCTTCCTACACACAGGCAAAGCAGTTTGCGGCCTTCAATCACGCAAACGCAGCTAAATCAATCGATGGGGTAGGCGAGTTGAAGGCTCGTATCCCCATTTCTGCCTATCATTACTGGGGTCAACGCCTTGGTTATGAGTGCTGGAATGATGAGGAGTTCACAAACGACTTCATCAAGCACAACCCGGAAATCGCTGTTAATAACCGGGTCAAGCGTACCGTCGTCAACGGCGCTATCTTTACAGCAGACGGTTTCCTCACCAAATGAGAACCACCCACTTTTCCCCTATCCTGTTCAATGCCCTGCAACTTGCGGGACAGGATCGCCATAACATCACGGATGAGACATTCGCTCAGTTCCGTGATTTCATCAATGAACGCCTTCGTGTCGCCTGGGAGTTGCAGGACTGGCCCGACCTCACCCGTGTCACCCAGTTAACCGTATCCAACGACGGAAACGGCCTGGTTACTGCTGCCATTCCTGCTGATGCCGGTCTTTACCTGTTACGACAAAGACCCTCTCGTAACCACGAAGGCTGTTTCGTTGAACTTCCGTCTGTATGACGACGGTACTACACAGAAACTGGTCTTTGCGTCCGACCCTGGCACTGTCTATGGCGAATACCGCATCAAGCGTACCGAACTCGTAGGCGACCTTTATGAGTCTGGCATTTCGTATTCTGTTGGCGCTCAGTGCTACTTTGATTCTGGCAGTAACACTGGAACTTATGCTCCCGTAGCCGGAAAGCCTCACTACGGCAATTTCTACAATTGCATCGAGGCTACCACGGCTGGTCAGTCCCCGCATACGCATCCTGCCAAATGGCAGCTGGTCACAATCCCTTATCTTTTTGCGTCCTACGTGGCGCGTGGTGCGTTCGCTGATTGGCTTCGCTCCGAACTCCAGATCGAGGCATCCCAGGTCGCAGAGGCTGAAGCCGAGCGTTATATCACTGATGCCATCGACATCGTGCTTCGCCAGCAGAAGCAAGTGAACCGCATCAATATGAACCAAACTTACTAATACTATGGGTCAAATCCAAATCTCATCCCCAATCCTTAAGTCCCTCACCCACAGTGAGACTTCTGTGACCACGTCCCCCACCCAAGTCCTTGCTCCTTTGGCTACAGCTGCCAAGCGAGTCATCGTGCTTGTCCAGAACAAGTCCACCAGCGTGAACATCAGCATTGTCGGCAATTCTACTGACACTGTTGGCATCATTGTCCCCCCCCTTTCCAACATCTCCATCGACAACTACAACGGCGGTATCTGGGCTTTTGCCGACTCCGGCACTGTCACAGTCCACGTTGCTACGTCGGTTGTTTGATGAGTATCCGCGCCACATCAACGGACGCTGTGGTTAAGAAATCAGTCAAGTCCGGCAAAATCATCACAACTAACAAATGAGTATTACAGCACAAGTCGGGGTTATGATCCCGACAAACGTCGTCGAGGTCGGCAACGAGATTTCGTCCGACCAACTAGCTGCAATTGCCAACGCACAACTAAACCCATCTGCTGCCAATCCTTTTGTTACTGAGGGAGGTGTTCCAACTTATGACACCAATTCACCTTGGCCTACGCCTCCGTCTGGGATGCTTACGGCAGATAAGGCTATGGCTAATGCGATTGCAGCCTCTCTTTGGTATACTTTTGACACAGGAACTGACTACAACAAGACAGGTGGCATCGTAAACGTTCAGTTGCTTGCGGGCTATAACACCAGTGGTGTTACCGATGGAACTACGTTTGTTACTGGATTTCCTTCTGTAATCACATCGTTGTCCAACAACGCATATTGGTATGTTTCCGTAAATGGAACTATTTCTGATTATATTGTTTCAGACGCAGCCCCTTAATCTTATGTTTATCTTCCTAATCTCTCTCGCCTCCGTAGTCCTTGCCTTTGGCTGTGGCTTCTATGCTGGAGTTAAGAACGCTAACTCGTCCAAGGTCGCCAAGTTCAAGGAAATCGAAGACTCGCTCAAGAAGTAATGCCAGCACGTGAGTATCTAGTCGATGGTGAGCAAGGGTTCATCGGCTTGAACTCTAGGGATAACCCGGTAAACCTGGGCAAGAACTTCGTATCCAAGTCCCAAAACTTCCGTATGGATCGTGGGGTCGCAAGCGTCCGAAAAGGATGCGAACGACTGACCACTGGGGCTTTGGTGAATGCAGTGGTTTATGGTAGCTGCGTCTACACGACATCCACTGGTGCTGAACTAATCGTCCTTGTCGTAAGCGATGGTCTATATACCTATACGCCAGATACCGAAAGCGTATCCGTAAAGGTTTCATTCCCGTCTGGTCAGACAATCACTTCTTCCGACGATCTGGATGTATACCAGGCTCAAGGCTCTGGATATGTCTATATCTGCCGTGGCTTCAGCAAGTCCACGCTTCGCTGGAATGGGGCTTATGGGGCCGGCAACATCGTTGTCCCTGGCGTATCCACGCACACGAACTTCCCCAATAGCCGTCACGCAGTTTACTACGGCAATCGGCATATCGTCCAAACGGACGGCAATACGTTCAGCGTAAGCCATTACCTACAGGACAATAGTTGGTCGGCGCTGGATATGTTCAGCATCAATGATGGCGGTAATGACCGACTTATCGCCATTACTCCCTGGACGCTCAACGAGTTCGTCATCTTTATGCGTAACAGCATCTTCTACGCATCTGTCGGCGTAGGGGCTAATGTTTCCGGGGATGCAGCTTCCAACAGCAATTCTTACGTTAAGTCGCTTGCTACAGACCTTGGCTGCGTAGCCAGAAAGTCCGTCGTACAGGCCGGTGGTGGCATTATCTTCCTGTCTGATAGTGGCGTGTATATCGCCAATCCGTCTGGGGCAGGGCAGGGCAATACCAACACCCCGGAAGGGATGCGACTGCTTACCCTTGCTGAACCGCTTTCAGCGCCAATCTCCGACGTTATCTCACGGATTAACTATAATTACGTCGATAAGGCTTTGGCTGTTTACTGGGAAAACAGGTACTACCTGGCTGTCCCGCTGGACGAAAGCACCAATAACAATGCCGTTTTGGTGTATAATTTCGTCAACAAGGCTTGGGAGTCTGTAGATACCTATACCTCCGGCTTTGACATCAAGGCGTTCCACGTAGCCAAACTTGGCAGCCGTCGCAGACTGTTCGGTATCGACCAGGAACAAGGCGTGTTCTTGATGGAGGAACTGGACTGGGACGAATACGATCAAGGAGTGGGCGTACCAAGACTTCCATTACAGGATGGCAACGGTAACTATTATGATGGCGAAACGACCATCCTTGTTCGTCCTTGGCAAGACCCAGACCCCTACCCACCTTCGTTTACTTTGTCGCCTCTTGTGTTCATTCCTCGCAAGATTGATGGCGTGTTGACCACACGGGCTTACACCTTTGAGACTAACCGTGAAAAGCGGTACTCTAGCCTACAGAGCGACATCTACACACAGGCCGGCGGGTCTATCGATATCGACATCACGACGCACAGCCCGGACATCTCCGAGAAACTTTACTCCTTCTCTTCTGGGTCTTCCAATGGTAACTTAATCCGCATTCCAGTTCGCAAGTCCGCTTACTATTGTCAGATTAAGTTCACATCCAAGAGTTTACGTCAAACCATCCGATCTGTAACACTCCAGGCAGTCGTCACAGGTCAGATGACACAAACAAAGAAATAAATGGCACAAATCCAATCCCCAGAGACATACGTAAACGGTGACCAAGTCACTGCAGCTCGTATGAACAATATGGTCAACGGCGCTACGCTGTTGCCCGGTGTAATCACAGACCAGACAGTCCTAGGCACTGCCCTTAGCCCTACGGACGATTTGTTCCTTGTCTATGACCTTTCTGCCCTTGGTCTTCGCAAGGTATCCGCAAGCCAAATCACAGCTGCTGGTGCGGATGTGACAACAAGCCTTGTCCAGCCTCTCACTGGTGGTAGCGGTAACCTTACCCTGCAATCCATCGCAGATGGAAACCTGTTCATCAACGGCACTTTGAACGGATTCTTCAACATCACTACGCCTGGTGAGTTGGTTGTCACTTCTGCCACTGGGTCTATCACGATGCCGGTGTCTTCAGACCATAATAAGTCCATTCGTCTGTACGGGACATATCCAATCGTTTTTGATTCGTATACGAAGTTCAATACGACAGATGCAGTCAAGCTGCCTACGGGTACTACAGCCCAGCGTCCTGCAACCGCCAATCAAGGCGACATCCGATATAACTCCACGACCCTCTTTGCCGAGGTCTACAACGGCTCGACTTGGGAGGCGGTCGGTGGCGGCCCTTTTGACGCTACGGGCGGTAATAAGATTATCGCCCCGGACGCTGTGGCAACAGCGCCTACCTCTGCAACATTTACATCCGCTGACGGTGAAAGCGTTGTTGTAACATCGGCTGGTCATTCCGTTATTCCCGGACAGGTCGTTCAGATCGTAACTTCTGTTACTGGTTATTCTGGCAAATGGACTGTGGTAAGCGCCAATACGAATGACTTTACATTTGTGATGACTACTGTCGCTGCTCCTAACAGCGGGTCTTGCACATATAAGAAGTCCGGCAACTTCAAGGTGCATATCTTCACGTCCAGCGGCACTTTCACTGCCGGGACTAAGGCATCCAACGTCGAAGTACTTGTCGTCGGTGGTGGCGGTGGCGGTTATGGATATAACGGAAACGGCATCTGCGGTGGTGGTGGTGGCGGTGCTGTGGTTTATTGCTCCCACTATAGCATCAGTGCCAACCAAACCATTTCAGTGACCGTTGGTGCTGGTGGTACTGGTGGCACATATACGACCCCGGCATCAAATGGCGGTGCGTCTGTGTTCTCTACGATTACGGCTGGAGGTGGATACGCTGGCTCTACAGAAGGCGGTGCATCTGGTGTTGGCTATCCTAATTGCCCGTCCAACACAGTTCCGTTCGGAATCAAGTGTGGCGCTGGTGCTGGAGGCAGCCCAGAAATGATTAAGCCAAGCAACATCGAACAGCAATCCGCTGGGCTTGGAAAATACTCTACCATTTCCGGTCTTCCAACGGCCTATGGTGGTGGTGGTGGATCGCAATATAACGTTCCAAATGAAAGAGTACTTCCCGGCTTCGGAAGGGACGGCGGTGCTACATTTGTCACCGTTGGCTCAACCACTCCATTTCGTGATGCTATTGCTAATAGTGGTGGTGGTGGCTATGGTCTTTACGGAAGTGGTGTCCAAGGAACTAATGGTGCTTCCGGCATCGTAATCGTCCGTTACCCCTACTGGGTCTAATTTTATAATAAAATGGCTGCAACAGATTCTAACACATATCTAGCGGAAATGCAGGGCGCACTAGCCGCCCAAGGTTCTATCATGCCACAACAGGCCGGTATGGAATTGCGTCTCGCCCCTGCACTTCAACAGGCACAACTTGGCGGTTATGGCAATTATGTGACTGGCTTGCTTGGCACATATGGTCAACTCAACCAGCCGACGCAACAGTTTCAGAGCCAGTACCTTGGTCAGCAACTTGGTATGCTTGGGACTTATGGTCAACAGGCTACAGGAGCTGCCGTTGGCTCGCTTGATGCCACGACCCGTGGAATCTACAGCACTTTCGGCAACAAGGCTCTCAGCGATCTACAATACGGCAGTAGTCTAAACGCACAGGAAACCACGCAAGCACAGCAGTCTGCCCGTGCCGCCGCCCAAGCCCGTGGTCTTCAGTTCAGCCGTCAAGGTAGCGATCTAGAAATCCTTAACACATACCAGATGGGTCAACAGCGACTGAAGGAACGCCAGGCTACAGCCCTGCAAGCCTATGGTCTTGGTCAACAGCAACAGGCTTATGGCGCTCAGACTTTCCTAACGCCTTCCTTTAACGCATCCCAGCCGTTTGGTCTTGCTGGTATGTATCAAACTGGAGTTGCCGGATATAGTGGTCTTGGTACTTCGTTCCTAACGCCGGAATCCCAGTACCTTGCCAATATCCGCGCCAACCGAATCCAACAGGAAAATGCCGATGCAGCCGCATCCGCACAAGTCAAGGCCGGTATGTGGGCTGGTCTTGGTGCGTTGGCTGGTGGCATCATTGGCAAATGCTGGGTCGCCCGTGAGGTCTATGGATCGGATAACGCCAAGTGGGTATTCTTCCGTGATTGGCTTGAGTCCGATGCTCCGTCCTGGCTTGACGAACTATACGAGCAGGAAGGCGAGCGTTTCGCTGAGTTCATCTCCGATAAGCCTCTTCTCAAGAACATCGTCCGCAAGGCGATGGACTTGGTCGTTGGCTAACCAACTTATATGGCATCTCCTTTCCAGAAATATCAAGGCGAACAAGTCCAGCAAATCCCGGCTGGCTATGTCGAGGCTATGGGATCGATGGGCAAGGCTTACGCCTCCATTGGTCAGTCCATCGCTGGCGGTCTACAGGAGGCAGACAAGAAGGCTACCGAAGAAGCCAAGCTGCAAGGCAGTCTAGCCCCATACATTAAGAACGACAAACGGATTCAAACCGTTGATGGGATGATTCGCAGTGGAACTCTCGTAAAGAATGAAGATGGTACAGTTGCGGTTAATCCGATCTACGAAGGCGTATGGGACGCTTCAAAAGCAAAGCCCATTATGGACTTCTATAATCAGACTGGTGGCGATGGCTCTAAGTTGACTGGCACTGCTCTGACTAAGTTCGCTACAGAGTTTGAAGCCCAGCAGAAATATGACGCTGCACAGGCAGCCAAGGCCGACAAGGAAATTGAGCGTCAGAAGACACTTGCGGAAATCAACAAGTTGAATGCAGAGGCTGCTGAAAAGGCCGGTAATGCAGCCGCCAATGCAGTCGTCGCTGGATTTGGCGCTGGTATTCCTGCCGGAACTTCACCATCCCCTGTGTTTGCACCTGGAGTTCAACCACAACAGGCTGGTCAACCACAGCCTCAGCAAATCGTCACTGCAAATGCGTTTGGCAAAATCAGCCTTAGCGACATCAATACATCTCCTGGACTTGATGTAAGCCGATACAACATCGGGATGAAGTTGTCTAATGACTTGAATGCAGCTCCAGTTGAAGCCCCTGCTCCTGTTGCTCCTGCCGTTGCTCCTGCTAAAGCCCCTGCTCCTGCCGTCGCTCCAGACCTTCCGTCAACCAATGTCGCCATTCCTCAAGTTGTCGCTGCTACGGAGGCTCTTCGTGTAGAATACAGCACACAGTACAAGACTGACTCCGATAACTTGGCTGCTGAACTATCTGCCCGTATGATTGAACTTGGCAGGACAGGTGGCGCTACCCCGGATCGTGTAAGGTTGCTCAATGAGACGTTCAAGATTCGCAAGGACAACCTGGATAAGGCTTATGCAGATCGTGTGTCCCTGCTTGATGCACGTGTGAAGGCTGTGACTGAAGTCACCAAGGAGCGTCGTGATATGCAAACCGAGGCGTTTGCGATGCAAAAGGAAAAGCGTGAAGAAGCGGAAGACCAACGCAAGGTCGAGACGCATCAGATGACCATTGAGGAGTTCAACGCCAAGTGGGGTGGCAAAATCGTACTTGGTCAACAGACTGGCACAGTGCCTTCTGGAGCTGCTGCGAAGCCCGGTACGTTCGCAAACTTCCAGTACACGAAGGTTGAACGTGCTGGTGCTATCCCAGGTCGTACTGGTGGCACTGAGTCCGAGAAACTCAAGGAAGAGGCTTATGGCGTGTTCCAGAAGCGTAAGTCTGAATATCCTGCGGCCTGGGGCATTGGCGTATTCCACGCTGGCGCTAAGGAGTTCCAGTTGGACTTGAACTATCGTCCTACCGCTTCGCCCATTGACCCGGCAGTACGTGGTAAGGTCAGCGAAAACATCGAAGGCTATGCAGAAGCACAGTCGTACCTTACGCAACTTAACGATGTCGTCAATAGCACTGACGATAACAAGATTACGAACTTCCTTAATCGCTCCCTGTGGACTGCTACAACTGAAGCCAAGAAGACGGTTGTCACTGGCGATATGATGAACCAGTTCGGTGTCGCTGCGTTCCGTCGAGCCATTGTGTCTGGCGGTAACTTCTCCGATGCTGACCGAGAATACGTCGCAAAGTTAATCACTGACATTAACTCTGCACACGTTATGAAGGACAAGGCTCTGCTACTGGCCCAGACCAAGGCTTTGGCTACATTCATTGACCAGAAGTACCGATCCACATTGGCTGGCAAGGATATCCGATTCGATATCGATACAGCCAAAAAGTTCCTCACACGTGAAGAGGACACTGCCGGCCTTGCTCAACTGAAGAAGACTGAGCAGTATGTGAACGCATTCGGCATCAATACCAAGGATTCTTCCGAGCCTGTTGTTCCCGAAGTTGACCTTCCGTCTAAGTTTGAAGAACTTGCCAAGAGATTTGAAGCAGCTGGAGGTGCAGAAGGCAGAAAGCAAGCCGAAGTGTACCGCAAGAAGGCTGCTGAAGTACGAAGCAAGTACGAAGAGGCCGCTAGACAGGCACAGGCTAACGTCGAACGCACAAGATAGACATAGATAATGGCTGAAACAACACTCCCCCCAACCACGGATACTGCTACAACGGCAGAGACTCCTGCTCCAAGTTCAGCGCCGCTGGAATACAATCCGTCTGGCGAAAGAGGTCTTTTTGCCCAGCCCTGGTTGTACCAAGACGAGAAAGGCACTTGGCGTGGTAAGGGTTCTGAGAAGCCGGAGAACATCCCAGGCACTCCAGAATATGAGGTCACAAAGACAGACCGTGACCGGGAGATTCACTCTTGGGTGTGGGATCGTGCGAAGGACGTAGGACTGTATAATGGAGATGCTTCGATGGCTATCTTCGGCATTCCTGCCGGGAAGTTGTCCGCAAACTCCGAGGAGCGAGCCAAGCAAGTTGACGATGCGGCCTGGGGCATCCTCAAGGTGAAACGTCCAGAGGCTGAATATAACGCACAGATTGTCACCACGAAGTTAGTCCCATTGGCTAAGACGTTTATGGATGCGGATACCCTCAAGGGTGTCCGTTATCCTACTGCCTATGGTATGGATGACAATCAACTCATTGAGTTCGTGTCTAACCCTCACAACGGCATTCCAGCTGCCATTGGTTCTGAGGTTATGGCTGAACTTGGTAATCCTGGATACCGTGAGCAGAAGGAACTGCTAGGTACTGGTCTTGTTGCCCATATCCGCAAGGCTCTCGCTCCTGTAGATCATCAGATGGTGGTCGGCAAAGCCGTCTACGAACAAGGGCCGGAGTACTTCAAGGGTCTTACTCAAGACCAGAAGCGTGACGCTTTCGTTGCTTTGGCTCGCTTCAAGAATAGCCAGAGGACTAGCATCATTGGCGATGGTTTCAAGGCTGGCGCTATGTTCGTCCAGGATGGCGTTGAGGGTCTTGCTGGTTTTGGCGATGCTGTTAATCCGTTCAGCCAGGCTGATGAGTACCTATCTCAGCGCTACCGCAACGATCCGGCACTCCGTGCAAGGGCTGAACAGGTCATTGTACGCGCCCACCAAGTCACCCGTGACCGAATCAACCGCCTACGTGAAATCAACAGGACTGGCAACGCAGAGGCATTCGTCCACACGCTTGATAGTTACACGGACGGCAATAAGCCGGAGAACGCTGAGTTCCTGTCTGCCGTCGCTGAACTGACTGCACTCCGTGAGGATGGTGCTTTCGCCAAGGGAAAAGCCTTTGAGAAGTTGGCGTCCTTTGGGTCTGGTGTTCTTAACTCCATCCGCAATTTCAAGCACTTTGCGTCTGACTCAACAGACCCTAATTCGTACCTGTTCAACGCTGAACTGACGCACGACAGGACTGTAGACGCTGCACACTTGCCTCCTGGCATCAGCAATCTTGCTGGCGCTTTGCAAGGATACCTTATTACCGGCCCGACGGCAGCTCTTTCTGATAACTACTGGGAAGTCAGCAAGGGTTCGTTCCTGCGTGAAGATGCACAGAATGCGGTCATTGATTCCGCTATTCGCACGTGGTCTGATAACTGGAAGAACGTAAACGGAACACACGACAATGTTCTGACGGAGGCTTACAAGGCTCTTGGTATGACTAACCGCGCCAAGGAAGCACGTACTGCGTTCGGTGACCAACGCCTGGAGGAACAGGCTTCTATGATTTACGATCCAATCACTCTGACGACTGGTGTCGGTGGTATGATTAGCAAGACGATTGGAAGTGCAGGAAAGTTGTCGAAACTTGCTGAAAAGGCCGGTCAGATTTCCCTTCGTGGGGAAGGCTTGTTCAACGAAGGCAAGGCAATCATCAACGAACTTAAGGCTCTTGATAAGACATTCCCGAAGCAGTCCATCGACAAAGTCATCGACGACGTATATCGTGCGACTGGTCGTACATTGACTACGGAAGAGGCGATGGTCGTTTCCGTGGCTGGCACTGGCGAGGATATGCTTACTGCCGAAGGCAAGACGGCTGCTGCTGAAATCAAGAAGGTCATCCAAGGCACTGACATCCCGGAGGCTCTCTCCAAGCGTATCGCACAACTCAACGCAGATGCCTTTAAGTGGGCTAACGAGATGAAGAAAGCCATTCCTGGAACTACCGGCCCGAAGCGTTTCATCACTGGATCGCTAGGCTATGCCACTGGACAAGTAATCGAAACAATCCCCGGTAAGGGTCTTCGTAAGTTGGGCGAGTTTATGGGTGGTGGTGGCAGTGAGCGAGCCTTGGGCAAGTGGGGTCTTCGCCATCTGCTTGATATGCAGCCGAAGAATATGATGCGTGGTGGCGTTATGGTCGCTGCTGGCGCTACTTGGGCTACAGTCGATGTTGTCAATGGCAGGGACTGGTATAATGGTGCTGGTCTTGCCTTGTTTGGTGGCACTGCCTTGTCTCGTCCTGGCATCCTAACTGCCATTGGCGGTAGCATCGAAACCTACGGCAAGGTGCAGAAGCGTGTGTCCAAGGCCGCCTTGTTCGGTGAGCGTGTCAGCGGTTCTCCTATTCTAGCTGCTCTTAACGAAGCCCGTGTAGACCTTGGCAAGACTACCGATGTAACTGCCCGTGCCGGAATTGAGTCCGAAATGGGTATGCTCAAGCGGATGGTCGATATGGGTGCTGATGTAGCCTTGCAGAACGGTTTCCACGTCGTCGTAGACCAGATTGCCCACGGTGGCACTGTCGGGATGTCTATGGCGTGGGCTAATGACCAAGCCGCCTCTGGATCTGGCTTCGGCATCGGAGCTGCTGCTTCGTCGTTTATGTCTGGTCTTGGTCGTGTGACCGAGTCCATCAATCGCTTCAATCCTAACAACGCCATCCGAAGCAAGGAAGTAATCGCCAATGTCGCTGGCATCATCAACGATATGCCGTCTGAACAGGCATACCGTGTCCGTGAATGGCTCAATGGCTCTACAGACTTTAATGACTTTATGCGTCGTGCGGACTCGTTCCGTCGAGCCTATGACGCTACTGGTGGTAAAATCGTAGCCAGCACCCCGGCTGAAATGGGCGTGGCTAACAAGACCGTCAACCTAGCGCCGAAGGAAGTAGCCCGCATTCGCCAGGAGGCTCAACTGCTTTACCCAGACGACCCTACTTCAGCCGCCATCCACGCAGAGAAGTCCATCGCTGAACTTGAAGGTCGTGGCAAGGACATCGCTACCCGTGATGAACTCCAGTCCCGCCTAAACTCCGCTACCCGTCGTGCAGATGCTACCATCGGTGAGATTCAGAAACTGACAGAGCAAATCAACGCTGAAAAGGCTGTCTTGGCTAAGGCCGGTCAGACGACATCCATCCGTCTTGAGAAACTCAACAACGAACTGAACAACCAGAACGTCAAGTTGAACGTCTACACGGCAGAGCATATG